CCAACACCGATTGAGAGTCTCGAATTCATTCTTGAGTTCACTACGAGTGGGTTTGCTTCCCTCACCGACTAACCGAAAGGATTAAAACTATGCCCGATATTTCTACAAATTTAGAAGACTATAGATGTTGGATCAAGGGCCAGAGACTTCCGTCCCTGGTAGATCTAACCTTACCTAAAATCTCCAACGTGAAAGTTGAATTTAAAGGTGCTGGTCATCTTGGCATAACTAACTATAATGCTCGGAACCGATTTGAATCCATGACAGTCGGCCTAACGTTTCAGACATTTCGCAAAGAGTGTGTTCAACTATTAAGCCAAAATGGAGCTTCACTAGATTGTCGTGCCGCGATCCAGCACAAGAAGGGAGGGGCCACAGGCCTTTATGTCGTGCCTGAGCAAATTCTAATTGAAGGACTTCCACAGGAATTTGATCTAGGCAAATGGACTTCCGGGGAAAAACAGGAAGTGACTATTCAATTGGAGGCGACTGCCATACAAGTGATCTGGAACAAGGAGAAGGTTATTCATATCGACAAGGAACGTGGTATCGACATCATCGATGGTGTGGACCAAATGACTGACACACGATCTGCTATCGGGTTGTCTTAATTTGCACCGCGCAAAACACGAGGGCGTCCGGCTAAGGTGGTCCCGGGCGCTCTCTTTTTGTTGACACCCAGCTAGTTTATATGAAAAAAGACGCGGTTACTACCCTTAAATTGAGAACTCCTATCCTGGTTAATGGCACAGAGACCAAGGAACTAACATTTGATTTTGGTTTGCTCAAAACTCGGCATTCGATCGAGTCTGAATTATTCGCTAGGCGAGAATTTGGTGAGGCGACTAGTACGGCTATTGGCTTAGCTATGGCAGCGTTTGCTGCCGGAGCAGTTCCCAACGACTTCATGGAGTTGTCTCTTCTTGATGGGAATGCTGTCGCTGCCCTTTTTGCTGAAGCTCAAAAAAAATAGAGTTCCCATTCGACAAGTCGCTTGCTAAAACGATACGGCGAACAGCAGCCGCAATGTCATCCCACACGAGCACACCAGTCGATCACTGGTTGGACATGACATTGAGCGAGTTTGTTGAGTGGGCTGTAGTGCTCGGTGAAATGGTCAGAGAAAGCAAGTCCAAAAAGTAATGGCTGCAAAAACATATGTCACGATGTTCGAAGTGGGAGGGAAGCTGCAAGCTTCCTTCCACTCGTCATTCGAGTCTGCTGGCAAGCAGTTCAAAGTCTTGGAAAGCAAGTCTGCACACGCTGCCAAAAAGATTCATCATTCGTTTGAGAAGTTAGGCCACTCCATTGAAAAGGCTTTTGCTCCTCTGCACAAGTTGGCTCATTTCACGGGAATTGGAGCCGTTCTGGGTGGCGCTATCACGGCTTTTGAAGGCGCTAGGCTTCTAGAGGGTGGGTTCGAGATTCATGCTGAGCGCGAGGTGTTGCAGAACCAGATGCGCGCTGTCCTTGCGTCTAAGCACCGTGAGGGTCAGCTTGGCGAGATAGACAGCATGGTTCGGCGTTTCTCTGATAATGAAGCGCCTATCAAGTATGAGCCGGCAATGGAGGCGATTAATCGGCTTCTGTCGGCTAACATGGATAAGTTTAAGACGCCAGAATCACTGCACACAATACTCGGAAACATTGCTGATCTTTCGAAGGACGAAAACTCGTTTGAACATGTGATGGATGCCTACGTGAAGATGCAGTCCATGCACAAGGTTGACCGCATGCATTTGCAACAAATGGACTTGCAGTCGGGTTTTTCTGTTTCATCGGAAATGGCGAAGTCAGCTGGAATGAAGCCTGAAGAGTTTACGTCAGCAATGTCCAAACACCAGATTTCACAGGACAAGCTACTAACACTCTTGGACAAGTCGATTGCTCAACTCACTGGGGAAGGCGGACCGGCTTATCAGCACTCCAAGGAGCAAATGAAAGGGCTGAAAGGGATTTTTGTCCGGATGGAAGAACGTTTCCGGGATTTCAATGATTCGATTGGAACCCTTGAAGAAGCGTTCATCTCTCCACTTGCAGAGTCTTTTCTTGAGTTTGTTGGACCCGAGGAACTGAAGCACATTTTCGATCCTATTCTGCCCCAGGTTAAACAGGTTGGGAATAGCCTACGAATGTCTTTTAATTTCTTGGAAGACACCGGTAGATTTGAGAAAACCGGCAAACGGTTCAAGGAGATTTTTGGCGTATTCTTTGGTGACTTTAAAGTAAATGATCCGTGGGATTTCGTGGCTACTGCAACTGCCATCTGGGACAAATTCAATGCAAAGTTGTTAGATGTTATGGACTTCTTGATATCGCTTCGAGATAACTTTAAGGAAGTTGAAAAGTGGGCGAAAATCGCTCTCGGTGTGTGGATCGGTTCGAAGGTTATAGCTGTGGTGGCTAACATTGCTACCATCACAACTGCTTTATGGGGAGTTACAACTACTCTATGGGAAGCCACCGCCGCTGCGTGGGGTCTTATTGCCCCTCTGTTAGCTAATCCGGTAACATGGATTGTTGCGGGCGTCGTGGCTTTGGGAGTGGCGGTATGGGCTGTTGCGACACACTGGGATACAGTTGCGAAAGCTGTAAGAAAAGCTTGGCACTGGGTTGAGAAAAAATGGGGATACTTCTCCTCATGGTTTGCTGATAATGTTTGGGAACCGATGAAAGAAGGTTTCAAAAATTCAATTAATTTTGTAATTGAAAGGTTTAACGATTTAATTCGCGGTTTTGATCATATTCCTGGGATCAATATTCCATTGATCCCAACGTTTAAGACTGATCCCCAGAAGGCAGCCGAAGATGCAGTTAACGAAGCGAAGCCGGGCGCTGTTAAGCCAGAGCCTTTACCTCCACCTAAACACCATGCCCTCGGTGGCATATTTAATATGCCGCACCTTGGGCTTGTAGCCGAATCTGGACCAGAAGCGATCATCCCGCTCAAACGATCGAGCCGAAGTCTCAGACTCTTGGAGAGTGCAGCCGATGCGATGGGGTTGGGGAGTGGATCAGGCAGCGGTTCGCATGGAAGCGCTTCGTTCCACATTCCGGTGTCGATCACGATCAACGGCAACGCCGATGCCGAGACTGTTAGAGAAGCCGGTATGCGTGTTGCACAATCGATTCGTGATGAGGTTCTAGCACTGTTCGAAAATTACAGAGGAACCCGTCTAGCATGAGGACTTACACAACCGTCCAGGGTGATCGGTGGGATATTATCTCGCTCAAAGTCTATGGCACTGAATTAAAAATGGACAGACTCATTGACGCGAACTTTCCGCATCGAAACACATCTATCTTTTGTGCTGGCGTTGTCCTGAATGTGCCAGACGTAGACACCACACAGTTATTTGACGATCTACCACCCTGGAAAAAAGGAGGATACGTCAAATGAATCTTGAATTTCCTAACATCGCGACTTCTGCGATGCGTCGTGCTCGCGCTTCGGTGACGTATGAGGGCAAGGACATCAGCGAAGAGGTTTCTGCCGATCTGATTGATTTGAGCGTGACAGACAATATGTCCGAGCATGCCGATGAAGTCAGCATTCGGCTCCAAGATAGTTCTGGAAAATGGATTAACAATTGGATGCCGGATCAGGGAGGCACGCTGCATGTTAAGCTCTTCGCCGATAATTGGGATGAACCAGGAACACAATTTATCGATTGCGGAACGTTTCAGGTTAACAGCGTTCGTTTCAGCGGACCGCCACGAACCGTTACAATCAAAGGCATTAGTCTGCCGGTCAAAGGCTCACTAAAATGGCAGAAAAACAGCAAGGGTTGGGAGAAGACTAGTCTAAAACAGATCGCCACTGAGATCGCGAACAAGAATGGACTTTCTATCCAATGGGAGGCGAAGGAAAGTCCAACGTATGACAGAGTGGATCAGTCTGAAAGGACGGACATCAATTTCCTGAGCGAACTAACTGAGAACGCAGGAATAGCGATGAAGATTTCCGACAAAAAAATCATCTTGTTCGACGAAGAAGAGTATGAAGCTAAAGAGCCAAAAGGTATGATCACTCTCGATAACAACATTTTGCGTTATGATTTCGAATGGCATTCGAACGATATTCACAAAGCTTGCGAAGTTCGTTATCACAACCCTGATACCGGAAAAGTTGCTAAACATACATTTACACCAGAAGAATCTCTGGATGAGTCTTCTGCTTCGGGTTCAACTTTGAAACACAATGTTCGGCTAGACTACGATCTCTTTAGAATCAATCGAAATCCGATCACATAATGACTATAAACTATGACGATGGTCATGAGTCGCTAGATTATATCGACTCAACAACGGCTACGGAGAATCTGGCGAAGAGACGGGCCAAAAAACGGCTTCGACACAAGAACAAGAAAGGACGCCACTGCAAAAACCTGACACTCCCTCTAGATCTAAAAAAGTGCGCAGGCGACACATACACTCTCGAACCCAAGTTCGGAAAATTCGCTGGTAAATGGATTATTACGAAAGTCGAACATAGAATCGGCCAAGGGGCGATCACTAACCTGACACTGCGGAGAACCCTCAAAGGCTATTGACAAGTGGGCATCCTTTGATGCTCGATTTTTTAGACTATGATGATAGCGATTTCAGACAATCTCACAAAGTGGGGTTTGTTTGTGCACGGAGAAATGATCCGGAAGAAGGTCCACAAGTTCGCGTTAGCCAGCCGGACAAGGACGATCTGATCTCTGATTGGTTAACTGTCGTGCAAAAGAGCACAGTTGGAACCAAGGATTTCTGGCTACCCCAACTAGGCGAGCAGGTGCTTTTTTCGACGTTGCCTAACGGCATCAGTAAAGGGTTCGTTCATGGTTCGTTTTACTCGAAGGGTACCCCACCGCCGACCACCAGCGAACACGTCCGGCACACGACTTTCGTGGATGGAACTGTGATTGAATTTGACTCGTCTAGCAGCACACTCACGATCGACTCTAAAGGTCCGGTGGACCTTAAAGCCAAAGGGCCAGTCAAGCTCGCCAGCGAGGGTGACATCGAACTAACGACGCAAGGCAATCTTAACGCGAGGGCAGCTGGTATGGCGACTGTGGAAGCTACTAACATAGAATTGAAGGGCGAAGTCAAAATCACTGGGAGCCTAACAATTGGCGGCGATCTGACAGCGGAAGGTGCCACGTTCAACCATGACATTCTGGTAAATGGAAACGGCACGGCAACCGGAGTGTGGAAAGACTCAACCGGTTCAGGAGTTGGATCATGATCGGGACATTTGCTGGACTAATTTTTGGGGCGTATCCAAGCGGAAGTATTATCACGTTCGCCGATTTCAAAAAGAAGGTGGCCAGCCGTTTTCATGAACACGAAGTGCTTGGCCAGAAACCTCAGCTGGAATACCTCGGTCCTAAATTGGACGAGATCACGTTCACCATGGCATTCAACGTCGCATGGGGAGCTAGTCCAGCGATCATGCTTCCGCTGCTTGAGAATTACGTACGAAAATGCACGGTCGCCCCTTTAATCATCGGGATTAGCGGTATAGCGCTCGGTAATTCTCAATACGTCATCAAAAATCTGGGTGAGGATCATCATTTCATCAACATGTGGGGCCAGGTTGAAGGGGCGTCAGTTCAAATCACGATGAGCGAGTACGACGGCCCGATTCAGCCTGGATTGTTGACTCGTTTGATCCCACGGAGTCTGTTTAAATGAGCGCGTTCACGAATTCGATGATTGAGGTCGATGGCAAAACGCTCAATGCTACAGAGCTAGCCGGTATGGATTGGGATTCCACGGGCACCAAAGAGGTGCTGCACAACATTGTCGCCATCCTCACGACAGAAATTGGAACTGTTCCACTCGACCGAAATTTTGGGCTGGATGATTCCATTATTGATTTGCCAATTAACCTAGCCATCCCGTTCATGCGTCAGGAGATCTTCCTTAAGATCCGTCACTACGAGCCTAGGGCACAGATCCATGCTATCCGGTTTGAGGGCGATCCAACCCAAGGCAGCCTCAAGCCGATCCTGTCAGTAAGCATCGCCAATTGACACTGGACGTATCTCGATGTTCGAGAACGTCCCTGATTTTCAATTCGCCGAAAAGGACCCCGCAACGATACGCACGGAAATCATCCGTGGCTATGAAGCGGCTTATTTAGCTGACACGGGTCAAGCCATCACCCTAGCCGCTGGCAACAAGAGACGGCTCTATTTGTTAGCCCAAGCCGAGCGCGAAATTCAGTTGCGAGCTTTAATTGATGCTACGGGAAAAAGTTACTTTCTGAAATATGCTCAAGGCGACTTGCTAGATCTCTATGGATCCAACTACGGAGAACGTGGAGCACGGCTTCAAGAGAGCTACGCAACCACAACGATCCGATTCACTCTTGAGGTAGCAACAACCAGCGGGAGCATCGTACCAGCGGGGAC